ACCAATGGCACAACTCCCTAACTGGCAACACCACTCAAAGAAAGACAAGCATGGCAAGGGAACCTGTAAAGGTAGAATCCGTGCCAGAAAACAATCTCTGAAACACTTTAAAAAGTGTCACATGGACCGCCCTAAGGGTGGTCCTTTTTTTGTATTGTAGTTCTATCGACAAGAAATCCCAATGCAAAATCTTCAAATCAAGGATCGTCTCGCCAAGTTGTTGGCAGGAGAAAACCTTATTGTTGAGCACCGTCAAGTATCAACCGCATCGTTTGATATTGAACAACGTATCCTGACTCTTCCTATGTGGGTTATGGATTCTTCTAGTGCATATGATATGTTGATTGGACATGAGGTTGGTCATGCTCTTTATACTCCCGTCTATGAGTTAGATCAATTCGTTACTAATAAAGATAATTATAAAAATGGAAAATATTCTGATGTTAATTATGCACATGTAAACATCATTGAAGATATCCGTATTGAAAGGATTCTTCAAAAGAAGTTTCCAGGATTTCGTAAAACTTTCAAGAAGGGTTATGCAGATCTTCATGACATGGATTTCTTCAGTATTAAAGATCGTGATGTCGATAAAATGTCTTTTATGGATAGAGTTAATATTTATTTTAAACTTGGAAATTTATTTGTTATAAAATTTACAGATGAAGAGATGGATATGGTTGAATATATCTCTAAAAATGTTAATACCTTTGATGATGTTCTTGATTGCTGTTTGAAGGTTAAGGATTTTTCCACAAAGAATACCGAAACAGATTCCGCTGATATTGATATTTCTTCTACAAATAATTCTGGCGGAGATCAAACTGATAACTCAGTATCTGATAATTCCAGTAGTGAGTCATCTGAAAATAATGACAACCCAGAAAATAAGGACTCAGAGTTTGATGAAGATGCCGAAACCAAAAATCCTTTGTTAAATTCTGGAGAAGAAAGTTCTTCACCAGCAACAACAGAAGAAACTAGTGATGACGTAACTACTCAAAAAGCATTTGATAGTAAATTGAAGGATTTGATTGATACTGAAACTTATGAAAGAACTTATCTAAACATTCCTACAGTTAAGATAGAAAACATTGTCGTAACCCCAGACATTATTGAACAGGAATGTAAATTGTATGAATCAAGATGGGAAGAATTTGGTGTGAATGAAATGTATTTCAAGTTTAAAAAAGAATCTCAGAGTAGTGTAAATTATATGATTAAGGAGTTTCAGAGTAAAAAGAGTGCTGATGAATATGCAAGAAGTTACTCTTCTCGCACTGGAATTCTTAATACTAAAACTCTACATTCATATAAGTTTAGTCAGGATATTTTTAAGCAAGTTCAGGTTGTGAAAGAAGGGCAGAGTCATGGAATGATTTTTATCCTTGATTGGTCTGGTTCTATGCAAGATTGCATACTGGAAACAACTAAGCAACTTCTTCAATTGGTTTGGTTTTGTAAGAAACAAAACATTCCCTTTGATGTGTATGCATTTACCAACGTTTGGAATAAGAACTGTTCTAATCCAGATTACGATAGATATCAAAAAGATCATAATAAAGTTCAAAATGCATCTCATAACGACATTCAAGTAGATCCTCAATTAAATATGTTGAATTTGATTTCTTCCAGAAGATCTGCGAAAGATTTTGATAATGATTGTCGTACCCTTTTTAATATTTCTTATTTGACTCTTAACAATTACGGTTATAATTACCCTCCGGCACTTCAGATGTCTAGCACTCCTTTGAATTCTACTATCATCGCCCTTCGTCAAATTATTCCAGAATTTTATAAGACTACTAAAGTTGACTGTCTATCCACTATTATTCTTACTGATGGTGAATCCGATTATTTGACTCACTATGTTAACTACGACAACTCTAAAATTTCTAAGTTTAAACCCAGTGATCACAACTATTATGTAAGTGCTTCTTATCGTTGCATCATTAGAGATACTAAACTTGGTTGTGTTTATCCAGAAATTCCATCTCGCCGTTCATATAATGCAATGGATGAGAGTACCAATTGTCTTCTTCAAAACCTTAAAGATCATTTTCCTAATATGAACCTTATAGGTATTCGTCTTATTCCAACTAGAGAAGCTCAGAAATTTCTTTCTGGTTATGCAGATGATTATAATTCTCGTGCTACTTGGTCAAAAGATAGGAACTTGTGCATAAAGGACACTCCTTATGACATGCTTTATGGGATGGCAACTTCAATCCTCAACAAAAATACAACTATTGATGTTGGAGATGATGCGTCAATTACTAAAATCAACAATGCTATTAGAAAATCATTGAAAGCAAAAAATGCTAACAGAAAAATGCTTTGCTCATTTGTTGATACTATCGCCTAATCAATTTTTAAACTGTCCACTGGGGTGACTACCACCCCATCTTCCTCTGTATACTTTATCTGTAATCACTCAACATCATGACTACTCCTTCTACTGAGACCATCATTAACTATCTTTCAGATACTTTTGGTGTAAACATTCAAGGTACTGAATTGCACCAGGCATGTCGTCACTTTGACATTTCATACCAAACTATCACCAAACGTCTTGAGAACTATAAAGTTGACAGAGGACAATGGAATCTTTCACATACTGTAGATACTATTGAGAAGTCTTTTAACGCTCCATCTGCACAACCCTCTCAAACTTTTATCCCCACTGTTGATGATACCTTCGTCCCTTTTGGTTCTTTCAGCGATATCAAAAAGATTATTAAGTCCAATCTTTTCTACCCTGCATTCATTACGGGATTGTCCGGCAATGGTAAGACTTTCGCAGTTGAACAAGCGTGTGCTCAACTTGGTAGGGAATTTATTCGAGTGAATATTACTATTGAAACTGATGAAAGTGATTTGATTGGTAGTCTTCGTCTGTCAGATCCTAGGGGATCTACAATTACTGATTGGCAGGATGGTCCGGTAGTTCAGGCAATGAGGCGTGGTGCAGTTCTTCTTCTAGATGAAGTTGACCTAGCATCTAATAAAATCATGTGCCTACAACCAATTCTTGAAGGCAAACCCTTGTTCATTAAATTGACTGGTGAATATGTCACTCCTGCTCCTGGGTTCAATGTGATTGCAACTGCAAATACTAAAGGTCAGGGGAGTCCTGATGGTCGATTTATCGGAACCAATATTATGAACGAGGCATTCCTTGAAAGATTCCCTGTCACTTTTGAGCAGCAGTATCCTGCTACAACTACAGAGATGAAGATTCTTACTAAGGTTTGTAATCAGGTTGGTGTTGACGATAATGAATTTTGCATGCGTCTGATTCAGTGGGCACGTCGTTCTCGTTCTTTGTTTGATGATGATCGTGTCTCTGGTGAATTGATCAGCACTCGCCGTCTTGTTGCTATCATTCGGGCATATTCTATCTGGGGTAAGAAAGAGAAAGCACTTGAAGTTTGTCTTAATCGATTCTCTGATGAAATTAAAGAATCCTTCCTAGAGGCATACGACAAGTATGATGAAGATTTTGAACTTAAGGAGGTTGACAATGACATCAAATTCTGATAATGTGGGTGGACCCAATTCTTGGTCGTTTCTTTATGATGAAATTTTAAAAATGGAAAAAGAAAACACATTTAACATTACTGCTGGAAAGTATCAACAATTACTGGAGGAACCTATGATTGGATCATCAGAAGATACGGATCTTATTTCTAAATCTCCTGGTGTTCCTTGGAAATACAATGAAGAAGAGATCGTAAAAGAACTTCTTGAGTATATTAGAGGGACTTACAAACAACACTATGCTGCCAACGATGAAAATATCCAAACTTTGGATTATATTGAGGCAGCACATAAAGATGGAGAACCCTTCTGTCGAGACAATATTCTTAAATATACCTCTAGGTATGATAAGAAAGGAACTGCCGAAAGAGATATTTTGAAGATTCAGCATTATTCTATTCTTCTAGGATTCTTCTATAAAAAGAATGCAACACAACGTGAAACCTACAACCAGTGAGTATGAAACTATCTGAAGAGACAAAAGAAATTCTAAAGAATTTTGCGGACATCAACAATTCACTGTTGATTCGACCAGGGCAAGAGATTGGTACTATTGCTACTACTAACAATGTTTTTGCTAGAGCAAAGGTTGCAGAAACTTTCCCTGAAAAATTTGCACTTTATGACTTAGGTGAATTTCTGAATGGACTAGATTTGTTTGCGGATTGTGAACTTGAGTTTGGAAACTCTCAATATGTAACTATCAAAAACAACCACACTAAAATTAAATATTTTTATTCTGATCCTGATCTGGTGGTAACACCACCTCAAAAGAAAATTAATTTTCAAAGTCAATTTTCTTTTCAACTTACAATGGAAATGCTTAAGTCTTTGAAAAAAGGTGCAGCAGTATTCGGTCTTCCTGATCTGTGTCTGAAGTCAGAGGGTTCTGAAGTTCATCTGGTTGTAGTTGACATTGATAACGTCACCTCCAATATGATGTCTTACGTTGTTGGGCACTCTGATACTCCTATTGACTTTAAGTTTAAGATGGAAAACATCAAAGTTATTTCTGGTAACTACACAGTTCATGTTGCTATCTTTGACGATAAAGGTCGGGGTGCAGCACATTTTATTGAAGACAGTAAGGATCTAGAGTATTTCATTGCTCTTGAACCTGAAAGAAACTAATTAATTTTTTTATTATGTCTGATAATTCTTTTGTTTGGATTGAAAAGTATAGACCCAAGAATATTAATGATTGCATCCTCCCTCAAAGTACCAAGGATGCTTTTAATGCATTTGTGAAAAAGGGGCAGATTCCAAATTTACTTTTACATGGAACTGCTGGTATTGGTAAAACTACGGTTGCACGGGCATTGTGTGAACAACTCAATGCTGATTATATTGAAATTAATGGATCAGACGAAGGTAGAGCACTTGAAACAGTACGAAACAGAATCAAAAATTTTGCATCGACCGTCACACTATTTGGTGAATCAGAACACAAGGTCGTTATTGTTGACGAAGCTGACAACACAACCAGCGATGTACAACTCGCTCTACGGGCGAACATTGAGAAATTTCATGGTAACTGTAGGTTTATTTTCGCCTGCAATTACAAAAACAAAATCATTGAACCCATCCACTCTAGGTGTGCAGTCGTCGATTTCAAAATCAATGGAACAGAAAAGAAGAAACTCGCAAATGAGTTTTTCAACCGTCTCCGGGTTATACTTAAGGCAGAGGGTATACAATATGATGAGAAAGTTCTTCCCCAATTAATTGTAAAGTTCTTTCCAGATTGGCGTAGGATTCTCAATGAGTGTCAACTGTACTCAGTCGGAGGTGTAATTGATAGTGGTATTCTCTCTACGCTTACTGAAATTAAATTTAGTGAATTAACTAATGCTTTGAAGTATAAGAAATATAAAACTGTGCAGAAATGGACTTCTTCTAATCTAGACAATGAACCAGTCCATATCTTCAGATCAATTTACGACAATTTGTATGAGTTTTTTGATAACACTGATGGATCTATACAAAAAGCAGTTATAATTCTTGGTAAGTACCAACATATGTCTGCCTTTGTTGCAGATCAAGAAATCAATCTTATGTCTGCTTTTACTGAACTTATGACGGAGTGTAAATTTAAATGAATCTTGATTTTTCTCGCATTAACTTGGAAGAGTTCTTTGGTTGTGTAGATGCTACCAACACCAAAGAGATGAAGTCAAACACCTTCAAAACTTTCCGAACTTATCTTCAAGAGAAGTCGTTTGCAAAGTGGAGTGACAAGCAGGTCCGTTATGTTGGTGATCATATGGACGGAGTTGATTTTATTGGTGAAGATGAACTTCGTTATGAAATGAAAGGAACTCTTGGATTGTTTCAAAAGAATGGAGCAACAAAGGTAATCACTCTAAAAAACTTTGCAGGTGACACAAAGGTTGTAACTGAAACTTTTGATTATATGTTCTTGGTCGATACTGAGAACATGTCTATTGGTTACACTGATTGGGACACTGCTAAGAAGCGTGTGTACTGGACACCCAAATCAACAACTGCAAAGGTAAAGTTTCAACCAGGAGATTTTACGGTTCTTTTTACAAATATTAAACCTGCATCCAAAAGCATCACGGCATCTGATATACTTGATGGAGTTGAAGGCATCCTGTAATGGCACTTTTGAAAACACCACTTCGTTATCCTGGAGGCAAATCTAGGGCAATCAAATATTTGAGTCAGCACCTCCCTCCCATTGAGTACTATAGGGAACCTTTTCTAGGAGGTGGTTCTATGGCGCTCTACGTGACCCAGAAGTACCCTAACGCTGAGATATGGGTGAATGACCTCTATCGTCCTCTCTACGCCTTCTGGAAGACCCTACAGGTCAATGGAGAACGGTTGTCGTCAGACCTTAGGGAATTGAAAACTGAACTTGGCGAGAGTCCTGTTGCTCATAAGGAAGCATTCATCAATGCAAAAAAAGCACTCACTGGTGATGACGAATACGTTGTAGGATTTAATTTTTATATAGTTAATAAGTGTTCTTTTAGTGGACTGTCAGAGTCATCTTCATTTAGTGAGCAGGCATCTAGGCAGAACTTTACATTTAGAGGTATAGATAAACTCCCAGCATTATCTGAACTTATTCAGTATTGGAATATTACCAATTTTGATTATACTGATTTAGTTTATGGTGATGGCGAGTTTGTATTTCTAGATCCTCCATACGACATTAAAGACTCCTTGTATGGTAAGAAAGGTAATATGCATAAGGGATTTGATCATGAATTGTTTGCAGCACACTGTAATAATTCTGATCATAAATGTATGATTACTTACAATTCTGATATCTTTGTTAAAGAGAGGTTTCCTGGTTGGTATCAAAAAGATTGGGATTTAACTTATACCATGAGATCTACAGGAACTTATACTAAAGACCAGAAAAAAAGAAAAGAACTTTTGTTACTTAATTATGAAGTATGCTCACAACTTGACGGATTATTTGAAGTCAATCAATCAGACAAAAATTAATTTGATGGATGGTGATGATCCAGGTTGGGAAAAAGATTATCCAGCATGGGTCATTAACAAATGTCTTTCATCTCATATCGATACTATTCTTTTGGCAAACCTAATGAATTTGTATTGGGAGTTGCCTAATAAACTTCAATATGATTTCTTTATAAATACCGTTAGGAAGAGAAAACGTTTCTCCCCCTGGGACAAGAAAGTAAAATTAGATGATCTTGAGTCTATCAAGGAATATTATAATTATAGTACTCCAAAAGCACAAGAAGTTCTAAAGATACTAAATAAAGAACAAATTGAATTTATTAAATCGAAATTAAATCGTGGAGGAAAGACATAATGTCTCAAGTTGCTGAGGTAAAATGGACTCGTGAAAGTATGGTTGAGGTAAAACTTTCTCAACCAGATGACTTTCTTAAGGTAAGAGAAACTCTTTCAAGGATTGGAGTTGCATCACGTAAAGAAAAGAAACTCTATCAGTCCTGCCATATCTTGCATAAGCAAGGAAAGTATTACATCGTTCATTTTAAAGAATTGTTTGCCCTTGATGGTAAGACGGCAAATTTAACTCAAAATGATATTCAACGTAGAAATAGAATTACTCAACTTCTTGCTGATTGGGGATTAATTAGCATTGTTAAATCTGATACTATTCTTGATATTGCACCACTCAATCAAATAAAAGTATTAGCATACAAAGAGAAGGGTGAATGGGAACTTGAGTCCAAATATAATATTGGAAAGAAGAAAGTACAGTCGGCATAAATAATAATGCCTTACTCTTTATATAAATGAGCGATAAAGAAGTATCAGACCATATAGAGAAACCTAAGAGTAAAGGTATTATTGGAAAAATAAAAGAGGCGACGGATGACAAGGAAGAACAACTTGCAATTCTGTCTACTTTTGTCCGTCTTGGTATCCTTATTTGGAGCGGCGGAATTCTTACTTTGGCATACATCAAACTACCAGCTGCTCTTGGAATTCCCGAACAAAAATTGGATCCAACATTCATCGCCTCTGTCTTCACCGGGGTCTTAGCTACTTTTGGTGTTCAGGCAGCTAAAGGCAAAGGTGAGGGTGGATCGGGCATAAGTAAAGCAGATGTTGAGAGATTAATTGAAGCAGCATCACAAACTGCTCCATCTCAAACTATAAAAATAGAACAACAACCAATTCAATTATCTACTAAACCTACAAAACCAAACGATATCTACAGATTTTAGAACTATGCAAACTCTAATTAACCTTCTTTCACTTGCTTCTTTTGTTGTATCTGCTTCTGTTGTTGGTGGTGGTGTTTATCTTTATTCTAATAAAGATGCTTTAATTGAGGATGCAAAACAAAATGTAATTAAAGCTGCCACAGAAGCAGTCACTGGTGCGCTTCCTGGTATGATGAATTCTTCAATGCCAAAGATGCCATCTGCAACAGGTGGAGTGATTCCATCAACACCTAAAAACGATAAGATGCCAGGTCCTTCATTACCATTTTAGAAATAACGATTGTTAGAATGTTATATAGTATGAATAAACTGGAGTTTGTAATGTCAAGAACTGCATATCAAAAGTCAAAGACTGTATATCAAAAACCAAAAAAACAAACTGCGAAAGATAATCAAGATAAATTTTTTCTTTATGTGATATTTTTTCACTTATTCACTGCAATTTCTAATATTTTTAAAGACTGATGCC